CTCCGTTGTTTCTAAATATTTGTGTACCCTTTATACCAAATATACTAGCGCATACAAGCACCCATAAATTAGTAAACCATTTAGGTAACGCTTGGAAATGCTCGAAGAACACCTTTATTTTGTCCATAGCCTGCGGATCATCCGACCAGACCCCATATGCCAGGACAATTATGGGCAGTGTCAAAATCGCAAGAACTACCTCGTCCTTATAATCGTTTTGACGAGCCTCTAAAAGTTTTCCACTAAATGCTAATTCACCTGTAGCCATCTTAGATGCATGTTGTGCTTGTGCATCAGCCATTAACATTTTAGTTTCTTGTTTTTTCTTATAAATATGTGTTCCAGCGTTTAACGCTAGTTTAAGTGCACCAAACCACATTATACACCAACCTTTTTCATAGCTTGAATGTGTGATTTTTTAAAAGTAACACCTTTTTTCATAGTTTTTTTCATTTGTGCCATGTGTTTTTTTGTATGGTGTACTTTATGTTTAGTTAAAGTCTTTTTTTCTTTTTCATTAATCATATTAATTACCTTTATCCTCTTTTAATGCGCTTTGAAGCATTGTTTTTTCAAGAGAAGTCTCTGCACGTAAGTTTGCAAGCTCTTCGTTCTGTTGTAACTTCTCATCTTGGTTTTCATCACTCATCATTGCCTTCATTTTATCAAGATTTAATCTTTCTTGACCTTCTTTTTCTCTTCTTTGGTTTTCTTTAGCTTGTAAGTCTAGTTCTCTTGATCTTAATTGTGCAATTGGGTCATTACCAAAGTCTCCAGTAATTCTTTTTTCTTCTTTACTAAATTCTTCCATCATTTCTGCAATTAAAACAGCTTTTCTTGCTTCAATTTTTTGTTGCATCATTTGTATTTGATTTTGAAGATTAGGATTTTGTTGCATCATCTGTGGGTTCTGCATTGCTTGCATCATTTGTTGTAATTGTTTTATTTCTTCTCTAAATTCTAATTCAATCTGTTCTTGGCCCATTAAAGATATGTGTTCTAAACAATTCTTCTCAATAGCAGCAGCTATCATAGGTGCATTTTTTACCATGTTGGTTGCCATAAAATTTAAATGCGCTGTGATATGCGCTTTATGATCTTGTCCAGGGAAAGCTTGAAAATTTTTTCCACTTAATGCATCAATGTGCTCTAATGCAGGGTCTTTTGGTGTTGGTTGTTCTGGTCTTTTCAAAATTAAATCTATGTCTTTTACTCCTAGTGCTTCATACATATTTCTAAACACTTCATACTGATTATGTAGTTGAGGATTAGAGGCTGCCAGCTGCATTTCTGTTTGAGCTAAAGATATCCGTTGAGTTTGTGAAAAAATGTTCGGATCGGCAACTGGCAATATATCTACTCGGTCATCAAAATCAGTTTTCATAATTTGTCTTTGACCCCCTACAACATCGTAAGGATAAACTTCAGGTAAGTAGAGTTTAAAAACTCTTGCCATTAAATTAAATTCTTTTTTCATTGCAGCATATAATCTTTTATGAACTGCAGACATTACACGAGAACCTCTCTCCAACATTGCAACAGTTGTACCAACAGCAGCTCCTTGATTGCCATCACCTATTTGTGTATCAGCAATAGCAGCAAATCTCTGACCTGCTTGAACAACAGTACCCATTAAATTTAATAATGTAGCTGAGGGTTCTTTAAATGGTAAAGGCATAAACGCATCTCTAATATTTCCACCCGGTGCATCTACATCTTTAAATTCTCCTGGTTGAATAGGTTGTCCTTCATCTTTTATTCTAATACCACGCATTTTAAATCCTGCTGGCATGTTAGATAAAGTTCCTGCATCTAACAACGATCTTAAGGCCATAGTTGCAGTACGTGATAATCCACCAATCATGTGAATTAATCCAAAGCCATAAAAACCTAAACCTGGTAAAAATTTAAAATGTACAAAGTGATCTATTTTATTTTTTTTAACATCACCTATTTCATAATTTCTTCTAATAGCTAAAACATTACGTGAACCCTCTTCAACAGTTACGATATATGGAAGTTTAATTCCTGTAGGCTCTTGATCCTCTGGATTAATATCTTCAAATCCTTCAAGGTCTAAATCTACGTGACATTCTAATAATGTATAAATATTTTGTTCCCTACCTTTTGATCTTCCTTCTAATTCACGTTCTTTTTTTTCAGTGTCAGTTTCATTTGACCCTGCAGGAGCTAATTCTATATCTCTATAAAATCCTGAAACCTGTTGCTTTCGTAAATCGTTTTCTGACATTTTAACAACGTGTGTAATAGAATCTGCATCATCTAATGAGGTTGCAGTATAGGGTACTACTAAATCATCAGCAGGTACAAATTTAGAAACAGTTCTGTTCATTACTTCGTCAAAATAAACTTTTTTAAATGCTGATCCTGTAAGGGGTAAATAAAATAACATCTGATCAAACTCGGCTTCATACTCTTTCATCTCAGACATAATTTGATAATTCATGTAATCTCTAACTCTTACTGATTGAGCTTCTTTATCAGGTGTAGGTAAACCCATCATCTGTGTTCTAACGGGACCATCTGCTGGTAATAATTCTTTGTAAGCTTGCGCTTGAAATTGTGTAATTGCTTCTGCTAAAACTGGGTGTGTTGCACCACTTGCTCCTTTAAAAGGTTCTGTAGTTTCTTCGTACTTAAATCCTAAAAGATCTAAACCTTTAATATAAGATTGTTCCCAATCTTTTCTTGAACTTTTATAATCACTATAGTTGTCGTATAGTTCGTGACCGATAGGACTTAAAACATCGTCAGGTAAAAGTTCCGCTAAGTTTGAAAAATGACCTTCATCTTCTCCAGGATTAACTGCACCCGGTGCAAAATTTATATCAACCGAGCCATCTTCGTTTTCCTGTAGTTCAGGAGAACCGTCTTCTTGTGTAGCGTTATCTTCTTCGATTGCTACATCGATTTCATCGGGACTAGGTATTTCTATAGTTTGTTCTACGTTCGGTAGAGACTTGTCTATTTCTGCCATTTATTTTCTCCTGTTTCACTGTCTTAACAGTATTATATTGAATATTCAAGCCTTGTGGTGTGGGACCTGATTTAGGGGGTGCTCCTGTTGTTAGTTTCTTTATCATAGTTTTGATACTAAACTAGCAATACCGCCTGCTGCATTAGGTTTTCTAAATGTTACATCAAAGTCATCTAAAGTTTCTCCTGGTCTTAGAATAGAATCAGCTCCTTGATCCAAGTCTGGTGTATTAAAGTTATCCATCTCTGATCTTGGGATCTCAGCAACCTTAATCGCTGGTTGCTTGTCGCTTGAATCCAGTGTCAGGGGACTAGGGGTTTTCTTTAAATTCTCACCAGTATAATTTTCTCTGATATCTTGCATTCTATTATAAATGCCAAACAATAATTCTTTTTCTCTAGGGTCTAAATCTTGAGGTGCGTTATCTATTTTCATATCTACCAATAATATTTATATTTTTTATATGGTTTTTTTTCATCTTCGTAATCTTCAGGGTGTTCTAGTAAACCACCTTGTCTAAAACGCATTACAGCTTGAGTGGTACTATCCACTAAGTCATCATGATCTCCATAAGGAAACGCAGCGCATTCTTCAATTACCTCTTGCGCAAATTGTTTATCCGTAGGAGCCCATATATTACCACTTTCAAATAAAGGTGCAACAGAATTAACTCTAGTGTGTTTATCGTTACCTCTTGATGGTGTGAAATTTACAACAGGTATTCCCATATTACGAAGTTCGTAAGTTAATGGAAGTCCAGATGCTTTTGCCTCAACTAATACAGTTTCTGGCTGCCAATAATCATATTGTTCTTTTGCAACACGACGTAGCTCTGGAAATTCATATCTTTCTTTGATTGCATCCAGCAATAACATTTGTGGAGGGCCTTCTTCAGTTTCACGGAATATACCCCACGTAGTGATTGCAGAATAATCGGCAGTTTCTTTTTTCATAAAAGCAGTATCATAACTTTGAATAACATGTTCGAGTTTTGGTATATAGTCCTTCTCCCAATTTTTCCACCACTCACGTTTTAGAATTGCACCTTCCTCAGATGTTGGATTTTGCATCCATTGTGCATTCCATTTACCGAGTGATAAAGAAGCCTTGACTGATTCCAGTTCATCCAACTTCCAATATTCCGGCCATACAGGTTTACCACTCGGCAGAATTGCCGGAAACTCTACAATGTCCCATTGATCTGATTTAGGTTCAGATTGATTTTTCAATAAAATTCCAGTTAGATCTTTTGTGTTCCATCTTGTCATTACACAAACAATTTTTCCTCCTGGTTGTAAACGTTGTCTTGGTCCTGATGTGTACCATTCATAAGCTCGCTCAAGAGCAGACATATTCATAGCGTCTTGCTCCGAGTGTGGATCGTCAATTATTAATAGGTCAGCACCCCGTCCGGTGATTGCTCCACCGACCCCCGCAGCAAAATACTCGCCGCCTTGTGCTGTTTCCCACCTACCGGCAGCTTGGGAATCTTCTCTTAGTCTTGTTTGAAATATTTCTTGGTACTCTGAAGAATCAATTAATGTTTTAGCCTTACGACCAAAACGAACTGCAAGTTCTCCTGTGTGAGTTGTTTGGATAATTTTTAACTTAGGTTCTCTACCAATCATCCAGGCAGGTAATAATGTAGATGCAAACTCAGACTTGGTATGTCTGGGTGGCATATTTACGATCAATCTTTTTATTTCACCTCTAGCTAATTTGTTAAATTTTTCTGCAATAACTTTATGGTGGTCCCCTTCAATAAAGTCAGGCCATATGTGTTTGGTAAAATTAAGAAAGTCTTCTTGAGCTTTTTCTTTTCTATCTTCTTCAGCTATTCCACTCAATAATTTTTTAGCCTTATCCCTTATGTTGGCAGGCAGTTTATCCAGGTCTTCTAAAGTGTATTGTTTTGGCATATGAAAAATTTTTGTAAAATTTTTTTACATGTTTATTTTAGACTTATAATGATTTTGAGGGATATGACCATACAAAACTTACTATATAGGGTATATAGTCTAGGTACCCTAGACTATATGGGTGATTGCTTATACGTAATCTTTCGATTTTACAAATCGACATGGTACCTCTATCTATCTGTACTACGTGAGCGTAGCGAAGCGTAGTGTGTAGCTTTAGCTACATGCTACGATGAGTCTTACGCTACCCTACTACCTCTACCTATCTATCTGTACTACGTG